GCCCTCGTCGCGGTCATAGTCGCGGCGGTCATAGTCGCGGCTCTCGGGCCGATAACAACGGTCGTCATCGTGATCGCAATAGACCGACGCGCAGTAGCGGCTGTAGCAGCGGTCGTCACCGCCGCCGGCGGATGCTGACCGCACCCAAAGGACGGCGACAAGCGCCAAGGCTCCTAACACGAGCGTGGATTTCAAGGGGAAACGCAGCATCAACAACCTCCACCATGCGGCGGCCCGCTTTCGCTGCCCGGATCATGTGGATGTTAACGATGTTGCCCTTCTCTTGTTCCGCAAGCGGACGTTGCGGCGCATGAAAATCAGTGCCCCGATATGGCAGGGAACATTTAGAGCCACAAAATGTACGTTTTTATGGTTAACAAACATTTCAGCCGCCGCCGACGCTGTGCCGCCCGCGGATGCTTGAAAGCTATATCGCTGTGAATGGCAGGGGCGGAATCAAAATTCACTTATAAGCCATTGTAATTAATACAATAATTAGAGCAATAAATTTCCAGCCCAACAGATTAACAACTATTTTTCTGTTATTGTTTGTGAAGCGATGTTGCTGCGTGACGCGCGATATTCAGGAAAGTTCAACGCTGCACTTCAGGGGTGACAGCGGACGGTCTTCGTGTTTTGAGACAACGTGCGAGCGGAACCTCATTGCCGCGAGCCTATTGCACCAGCCGGTTCAGATTGTCGTAACAGGCATATTTGAACGCGCTCTGACACCCATCCACTCGTTAGGTCAGACTGCCCAGAGCGCCGCAGTTGTAGTCGTAGCGTTCCACTGCTGAAACCCCGTGGAGTACCGAGCCTGCGATCGAAAAAATCTACCGCCGGTGGTCCAAAAAAACGGCGAGCGGATCCATGACAAACGGGCACCAAATCCATTTGGATGAACAATACCGCTAAGGTCGCCTACGCCCACGGACAACACCAGCCCGGCGAAACAAAACCGCCATGGACATTCAAATAGTAGCCGATCCGTTGTAGATTGCCGCAAGTCGGCGGATGAGCGAGGGGGGATGAACATGAAAAATTTGCACATGTTGATATCGGTTGGCGTGATCGCCGCCGCAATGACCGGAACCGCGATCGCGGCTCCCAAAACCTTCACGATTGCGAACGCCACGCATGCGACGGCGATCGCCGTCCAGGTCAGGCCGACGGGTACGACGAAATGGACACCGGTCGCCCAGCGCGAACCGTTGGGCTACAGGCGCTTGGTGACGGTCGAGTGGGAACTCGACAACTGTCCGCGCCTCGACTTCCAAGTGTTGTTCGATGACGGACGGCGAACGGTGACAGTCGCCAAGCGGATGTGCGCGAGAGACACATTCACGATTGTCAACTAACGCAACGCGGCGGTTATAAACAGCGTCCGCCGTCTAACGCGCGGCGACGGACGCATGCGCCACACAAGGAGAGCCGGCCACGTCTTTGCGCGCCGCCAAGACGCACAGAACACGCCGGTAGGAACCCAGCACACGATCGATATCGGCCGTGTCCGTGATATCCGTAACGCTGGCGCGTGGAATGTTTGTCCTCACATCGGCGCGCTCCATTCCATCAACGGCATGATCCATGTAGCGGCGCGCGCCGGCCGACAGCAGCCAAGTAAGTGGAACGTCGGTGTTCGGCCGGTTGAGGAAGCGCAAAGTCACTATGCAAACGACCTGCGTGCAGCCGATGCCATCGTCCAACAATGACGCCGGCCCGCCGGAGGCCGCGGACGTCGCCGGAAAGCGGAAGTCCTCGATCATCTTCGACATAGAGCGAAGGGTATCGCCAGAATAGGTAGCGCGGGTTTCGCGCGTCGACAACAGGGCCCGCAGCGGCGACATTGCCTCGCTCCACGTGCTGCTATCCACCGGCTTGGCTTCATCACAGCTTGTGCCGAAGGCATGCCGTGTGCAGGGTTCCGATTGGATGACAATGACAATGAAGACCGCGTTCCGGGCCGCTTCAAGCGCGCTTTCATCAACGTTCTGAACGTCAACGTCAATACAAGAATCTCCTCTGAGCAGGCATAGTTGGTCACCTACAAGGTTCGCGAGGATATTGGACAAGAGAAAGGTACCGGAATTTTCGAAGTAACCGCCATCGACGTAATGACCGCCGCTAACGTCAAGATAGCGGCCGGAGTTCTTGCCGTCGGGATCGAGCAGAGTTCCAGCTGGCGTCAGATACGGGAACCGCGCACTGATGAAGGCGGCCGTGCTGAGCGCCACGGGATGATCGGGATCATCGCTGACCGCCAGAGCCTTCAGCCGTGACAACGGCATGACACAGTTTCCGGCGTCGACCGGATTACCGCAATCGAGATTGCCATCGTCGATCTGAGCTTGGCCGTTAGATGTTGGCGAGAGGATATCGGCGGTGGTATACGGAACAATATCACCCTTGCCCGCCTCAGTGGTGTTGAGCAGAAGGTTCGGTACGGCATTGTTCGCCGTGTAGAGATTGAGGGCGCTCGATGACAACCGCCCCGGGTCGCCACCCAGGACGCGAGAGGTGCTTTGCCAGGAATTCTCGATTGCATATTCGAGTGCGCGGGAGCGGTCAAAACCGCCGACCGGGAATGGCAGTGCGCGCTGCAAGGTATCGGGAAACAGCATCGCCCCCAACAGCGGCGATAAAAGATCGGTGGATAGAGTCTGCCGCGCTTTCTTCACCATGGGACCGGCCTGCCGATTACCAGTCAGTGAACAGCCGGGATTTTTGCTGTGTGCGGCGCGGTCGTCGGCAGCAAGACCGGCGAAGATGCTGGCGCCAAGACTGCCGCCAGAGACACCGCTAATGGCCATGGTGTGCAGGGCGAACGCTGGGCAGCGTTCCTGTAGCGCGGCCAAAACCGTGGCCGTGAAATAGGCAGCGCGGATACCGCCGCCTTCGGTGGCGATCAGGAATATCGGATAGTGATCGTATTGGTCGCGATCAGGCCGCGATGCAATCCACTTCGCCAGCTCGAGAGTCCGTCCTGTCTTGACGATATCGCCGGGTGCGGGTTGGGGCCCGGTCAGGATGCGCAAGCCGTGGTTGTCGTTGATGTTAAACCCGGCGAAGAAAAGAGTGGCGACAACAATGATCGCTAGGAACGGAATGCGCGTCGCATGGGCCAGAAAGGACAGTATGAATATGACCGCAGAGGCTGTCGCGCCCCACAACAAAATGATGCCAACCGGTCCGATCCACTGTGGGATCGACACCCACCTTACATTCGCAAAGAGAAAGAAGAAGACAATCCCAAGAAAAACGAGTCCTCTGAGGAACCAGTGCCAGAATTGATCGAGTGAGGAAAGCCGGTGTGCCGCACCAACAAAACGTCGCCCGATGCTCGGCGATTCCCGCCATGGTCCTTCGTCGATGTAATTGCTGCTCGAACCGAGGCTAGCCAGTACACCCACCCCCACATAGGCAGCCACGATGGCCCACGCGGCGGCGAGTTCTGCGCCGTAGAGCACCACCGGCGGGCTCGCCAGGAAATAGGCAAAACAGAATTGCAGAGCCACCGCGATGCCCAAGCCGGTTGAAGCCAGCGGCGGTAGAAGGTTGCGGAGCCGTCGCCCCCGGCCTTTACAGAGTCGAGGAAAAAGGAGATCGATGAACACTGCCGTGGTGAGACGTACCGCATAGCATGCCCCGAGCAGCGACAGGAGCATGGCCAATACGTAGGGCACGGAGTATTTCGCGCTGACATAGGTTCGCGTCACTGCACCTGAAGACGACGCGTCGGGGGCCACATCCGTGCGCTCGATATAGTTGCGGTAACGCTCCGCCTGATCGGGCACGCCGCTGCCGTAAACCCATCGCCACAGCACATTGCCTGCGTTGGGCTGGCGCACATCGCTGACGGTGCCGACAACGGCACTGGAATAGCGTTCCAAGGCACGATAGGCGATGCCCGGGTTGGAGACGCCCATCACGGCAGCAGTGAACATGCCCGCCAGCGCCAATGGAAACAGGGAGAGACCAATGCGCGTCGTTGCGGTAGACACACTGGTTTTCAGAGCCCGCGCGTGCGGACCCGGAGCAATCACCGCCACAAAGAAAGCAATCAGGACATAGAGGCCCGCCATCGCCGCCGCGAAGTAACGGGCTCCCGCCGAGGCCGAGGCAGCCGCGCTGCCCTCAAAGAGACCACTCTGAAAGGCGTTCCAATCCATGATGATCAGGAACAGCGGCCATGCCACCGCAAGTCCGACGGAAAAGGCCAGAAGGCGGGGCACACTATGTGCCAATCGGCCAATCGATCCAGGACTATCGAAATACTCGGGAGCGACCAGTTCGATGATCGCCTGACCGCTGAAGCGCACAGCGGCGCACGCCAACAACAGAGCCACTACGATAACGGCAAACTGGTGCCACAGTGCCCGATCAAGAAGCGCGTAACGCAGTGCTTCTTTCATCGATCCTGGAATGATGAAATCGACCAGGATGACCACCATGAACAAGGTCACCAAAATGGGGCCGCGAAGCAGGAACAGGAGATAGGCAAATGGGCCGATGACCCGCGTTGTCTCGAACTTCTTCGCGTCTTCCATTGCTACGCCCCCACGTCGCGATGGTCCGAGCGCTTTTTGGGAAGAGCATGCCATCCCCGATGGCCACGCCGCATTCCGCGCCTGATCCATTGCAATCCCGAGGGCAGTGTACGTCAACTCCGTGCATTCACCAATCGGCGTGCGCGCTGCGGATTGATAAATGAGCTTGCGTATTATTTTGGCCGCTACGGATGTACGAAACGGTATTGAAGTCGAAGCAAATAATCTTTCCGGCAAGCTTGCACCCTGATTTGATTTGATAATCAGACCATCCGAACGTTGAAACGCGTCTCAAATCTCGCGGCATGATACGCCGACAATACGATCGCAAATTTCCGCCACGGAATACGAAGCGTGTTGCAAGACTTACAAAAATTTCGATTTGCAGGGTTCGCTCGCCATCATAACTTTCGCCCGTTGCGATACTAAGCTAGAGTTTTCCTGCTGCTCTATTCGCCGGCGTTGGGGGGGTGTCGAGCATGGGACCGCAATTTGAAGCCGTAAGTGGAGAATACTCTTCCTTGTGGAAGGGGCTGCTTCTGCGCCCTGAACGCGTGCGGGAAATTCAGACGACGGCGCGGCGGATTGTCAAAGGCCGCGACCGGTATGAAAAGGTGGCGGCTGCGACCGGTGTGCCCTGGCATGTCGTCGGACTAATCCATGCGTTGGAATGCGGCCTCAGCTTCGACGATCATCTCCATAATGGCGACCCACTGACCGAACGCACAGTTCACGTGCCACGCGGCAGGCCCGTGAGCGGCAATCCGCCTTTCACATGGGAAGAGTCGGCCATCGACGCGCTCGGCTTTGATGGGCTGTCAAACGTTGGCAACTGGTGCGTCGAGCGCATCGCTTACATGCTGGAAAGTTATAATGGCTGGGGCTATCGCTCCAAGGGCATTCCGACACCCTATTTGTGGAGTGCCACGAACCAATACGCGCAAGGAAAGTTCATCCGCGATCACGTCTACGATCCCACAGCGGTGTCGGAGCAATCCGGCGCGCTAGCGATCCTGACAGTCATGCGGGATCTGGAATCTTCGGTTGTGTTGACGTTCTTTGACGGAGGCGATGCCGCCCATGCGCCCGAAACGGCGGTCCTACCGCCGGCGGGGATTGTCCCTGCGACCAAGCCCAAATCGACTATTCCGGGAGATTCCATTACCGTAGCGAGCAGCATCGGTATCATCGCTGTTTTGGCCAACCACAATCCTGCACCGAGCCCCGCCGTGGCGCCGGCAGCGCCTGCTTCGCAGCCGACAAGCGTGCCGCCGGCTGTAAGTCCTAGTCCGCAGACTGCCGTAGCTCCAGCCGCTCCTGCACCAACGGTTCCAGTTGCGGCTCCAGCCCCTCAGCCAGCCTCCCCCTCAACGGGTCCTGCGCCAACGACTCCGGCGGTGACTGTGCCTCCCGCCTCTGTGCCTGCGAATTCTCCACCACCTGCCTCACCGCCACCACCCTCGGCTGCGGCTTCCCCAACAACGGTGTCCCCCGCCCCAGCCTCGCCACCGAGCGCGCTGGCGCAGAAGCCTCTGCACCCCGCACCGCCGCGTCCGCCTGCAAAGACAACAACCGTCACGATGCAACCGGCGCATCCGATCTCGGCCGTGGTCGACCAGCACTATGCGATCTTGCTTGGAGTCCTGATCGTCGTCTTGCTTATCGGCCTTTACTTAGCCTGGAAGGCGAGGAACGCCCGGGCCAAGTCGGCGCAGCGCTTTGTGAATGCCGTTCCACAATTGATTTCAAGCGCCGTTTCGGACGGAGATTTGGCGTCGGCACCGCTGGTAGCGACGTTGCGTACTCGGCTGCTGACTGTGGCGTGGATAGTGGCCACGATCATCGTCAACGTGATCGCCTTGGCCAAGCTGCTGCAGTATTTTCACTTGGCGCAGCCCGACTGGTATCAGCCGTTCTACTGGTTCGGCACTCTTTACGATAACTATGCCCAGCACGGCTTCAGCATCTTGGGGACCACAACAGCCACACAGTATGGCTTTGATATCGCAACGTTGCCATGGCTTCTGCCGTTCATCGTCCTCTATCTTTCAACGGCTTCGGCTTTCATGGTGGCGAATTCGGGGCTGTTGCAGCGCGATACGTCCGCCCAGACGCTGTGGGGCGCGGTCGTCCATGCCGGGTGGTTATTCGCCATCCCCGCATTCATTATGGATGCCCTGCGCTATCGCGTGGTGACGCAATTCGCCCGGCAGAATACGGTTCTGTTCTTCGCCTATGTTGCCACCTTTGTCGGCTGCTACGCGGGCGTGAGATTTATCAACGACGATTTGCTTGGGCCTTACACAAAAGCCCATCCGGCTGTCGTCATGACGGTGGAACAGGAAATTCGCCGGGATGCGGGCATGGTTATCCCAATGCTCCCGAAGAACTAAGGGTGGCTTCTCGTCAGACTAACGTCTCCCGGCCGTGACGCGCCAAGTATCTCTTTTAGAACAGCTACTTAGCGGCGTTTCGGGAGAGAATTAAACTGCCTAAATATGAGGCAATGGTGCCCAGGGGCGGACTATCAACACGTTGAAATTACTGTGTTTATGTATGTCGCGGTGTAAATACGGTGTAGCCGATGGTCTGGAATCGAACCGCCGCCCAATTTGGCCGCCTCGACCCTGAGTCCTATGATCGCATCGGGGGATTGGGCATGTCCAGAACCGGGATCGCGATCACCGCAGCGTTTCTATTGGGGTTGATGGCGTCGCCTGCCTTCGCCGCTCCCTCGGAGAGTCTCTATTATAATTATATCCATGCAGGGGCGCCGGCGTGCCAGCGCATCAAGGACCTGGAGAAAGTGCCTGCGCTGTGGCGGGCCACGCCGGACTCTTACGCCAGGATTTTGCAGCGGTTGATCGAAACCGGTCATCAGCTTTCGGGACACGACGCGCCCATCGGAATGGGCGGCGACGCGAATGCGTTGCTTTGCCATGGTCACAGACCTTTGGAGGCGCTGATTTCCACGATGCGAGACGGCTTGGTAGTTCCGGACACGGCGGCCAGGTCCTCCTCGATCAGCTTGCCGATGCGCAGCATGTCATTGAGGCCGCGATACTCGACCGAACCAGAACTTGGCAGCGACGTGCGCGATGCACCGGTCGCGATTGCTTGGTTGATCTGGTCGAGATCCGCTTGTGTCCACGCCATCGTAGTGTCCTTTAGGGATCGGCCCGCAGCGCACCGCTCGGTGCCGGGGCCAGGGGCCGACACACCCATCCGCGCCGAGAGGGGAAACGGCGCGAATCTGGTTCCTTGGTAGGTTCAAGTGGTGTGGGCCGCTGCCCTTAGAAACGACGCCCGACTGCGCTTCAGGAATGCAGCCGTCCAAAAGCACTAGGCGGCCGAACGAGGGCAAACTGGGTGGTGGCAAACGGGTAATATCGGAAGAGAACCGGATATTACTGCGAGCGTCAACAAATCGAGATCTCGCCGAGACCAACCAGGGGAACCGGGCCACGTCGTAGGTGACTTGCCCTAGATGTCGACGTCTTTCGCAGCATCGCGCAATCTGCGAGACGAAGGAAATGCCTTCGCAAGCACGCGACTCTGCTCAGGGTCCAACATGCCTAGCACCCCGTCATTGCGTTCGAGCGCGCTTACACCGCCCAACTCGCCGATTTGCCGGGCCACCGAATGCAGATCTTCACCGGCGAGCGAAGGCAGAGACGCGATCAGATGATGCGCCAACTGGCTCCTGGCGGCGTCCGAAGGGCATGCTTGCCCAATTTGAGACAGACGCTCGACAAGCGCGTTTCGAGTCTTGGAACGTGTTGCGTCCTTCAACGCTGCTTCGATTGACGCCGGAATCCCCGCAAGTACTGCTTCTCCGATGCGTGCAAGTACCCTATTGCGCTGTTCGTCATTTAGTCCGTCATCGGCAAGAAGGTCGATCGCAAATCCAGGACTATCGTCGGTCACAGCAGAAACCCAGTAATCGAGTGCTCCATCAGGCTTTGCCAGCAGCGGCACCGGCGGCAAACCCAACACAAGTTTGGCTGCGTCGTGCCGCTTGTTCTCGTCGAATACTTTTGATGTGGCGGCCAGCAACGTGGACAAATTACTATCTGCCAATAGTTGCGATTGCGCGCCTGTGAGGATTTCCGCCACATTTGCGGGCGCTAGAACCGTCGCAACGAAGCTGGACAAAGCCGAAACCTGACTCGGCGCCACACGCCATACCGTCGCAGTGACATTAGCAATCGGTTGGCTATCCGTCACCCCTGGCAGAGCCTCCTGCGCAAGGTCGCAGATCGATTCAAAAACGTCACTGATACCCGAGTTCCCAGGTTGCTCGCGGATGAATTGGCACGCCCTGGTTACGATGTCGTGTGGCCTATAATCGCCGACTTGTTGATTTGGCTCGGGCCAAACGCCGATCATGTGTCGATGAACCACGACATATGCTGCCGGCGTACCGGCCGCATTTGCAAGCAGCTGGGTGAGGACTTGTCCCACCTTCCCATCAGGCGCGAACTTGAACAGGCTTGCCGCAATCGGCAGGAGTTGGTCCAAATAGGCAGGGATATTGTACATCGCGTTGAGGCGATCCAATAACCGCACAAGGTGGTCCCTGAGCAGCGCCTCTGGCCACGCCGTATCCGGCACGCCCGACACGACTGCCTCGTAACCTTCGACTGATTTCGGATCAGGCCCGTTCGTGTTAATGAGCCCGTCCATCTTGGCCACAAGATTGCCTTTTCCACCCTTGTCCATTGCGCCGAAACTGCGCCCCAAATAGGTTGAAATACTCTTCGGCCGTGCGGAGAGTTCCAGTTGGCTTAGCGCGGATGTGATACGGTCCCAGGACTCCTTTGCCTGCCCACTAAACACATCCAATCCGCGCAAAGCGTATTGTTCTCGCGCCGCATCTTCAGCCCAACTCAAAATGAGCGCCTCCAGCGCCGCCGCCGTCTTCTGGTCGATGTCTGCGCGCCATTCCGCCGTTAAATCGATAAACTTGGTGGCACCTTCATTTCCGGTGGGCGGCCAATTTCCGCGATCTTCTATCTCATTGTAAAGGCGCACTGCGAACGCGACCAAAAATGCCTGCCGCTGCTTCGCATTGGCTAGGTTGCTATAGCGCGCAGCATCGCTCCATGCGGCCTCAGCCGCTGCTTGCGGCTGGACGCCTACCAAGCGCGTGAGCTGGTTCCACAGCACCCCACGCTCCTCCTGTCCGAGCGCCGCGGTGTTGGAGAATATCAAGGAAATTCTCGGCAGGACGGAAGCTGCAAACGCCGGAGTCGTCTCTGCTCCTTCAAACACACCAACGACTTGATCTGAGTAGTCGGTCCCCAGATAGCCCGGAAGAATCTCGCTATACCGTTCTACCCATCCCTCAAGATCAGAGAATGGCAAAGTCTGTGATCCATTCCCGAAGCGGATTTCCCGCTTCAAAAGCCAATTCCTGAGCATGGAATCAGCACCAGCAGACAGACCGTTGGCCGCCTTCACTTCCAAGGCCAAAACAACTGCATCTCTGACAGCAACTATCACTTCGTCCAAATTAGGCACGCCACCTGTAGCCAAACGCCAGTCCAACGGCTGCAAATTCAGAAGATCGGCAATAAAGCTCTCAGCAACATCCCGTCGGTCGTCGACCGATGCGCCTTCAATGATCTGACAAGCGCGTTCCGGCTGAATGTTCATACGAACAGCCTTTAGCGCTGCCATTTGCCTTATGAGCGGAGAAAGTATCCGGCGTCTCCGTTCTTGAGGTATCCGGTTTACTAGCGCTGCGAGGACACGCGCGGCATTGATGCGCCTCGCCTCGGTTTCTTGCGGCAAAGCTTCGCCAAAATCTTCCAGCAGAACCGCGTCTTCGTCAGCAAGCGGTTTGTCGTCCAGATTCCGCCCGAACGCCTCCAGCACGCCCATTACGTCACCGGAAACTAGGTTGTCGAAGACCGCAGCAGCTCTATCGCCAAATTTCCGCGTTATCGGGTCTTCGGCAAGTCGTAACAGCGGTTGCATTACAACCGGCCACCGCAAGTCCGCTAGGCTGGAAAGATACCGCCTAAGCTTTCTGTGGTCGGCCCGCACATCGCGAGTCAGGAGGTCCCCGCTCTTGTCGGTTGCGAGGAATTCACCAAGCAATTCGCGTGCCTGCGGCGCCAACTCCGATGGCGACTTCCCACCAAAGACTACATTACGAAATTCCTGTATGATTTCCGGACGGCTCTGTACCGCGTCATAGAAATCTGGAAAGTCAACACGAAGCACGCACAATGCCGCCAACGACAATGGGTGGTCCGTGACCGCGCCCTTGTGCAACGCGCCTGGTGCATGCGAGCCGACCCCGTTGCGTTCGCGTACGCTGCCGATCCACCAGGATTGGATAAATGCGTTCAATAGCTGAATGGCGTTCCGTGGGCTCTGCACATCGACGTGGATTAATCGATCAATGACATCTTCCAGAGCCACTTTCCTTATCTTGAGGTCGGTGGCTACGCTCTCAATGTTCTGAAGCTTCCGAAGGGCGAAATCGCGCATGTCCAACTTCGGAAACTGGGGAATTTCCAATCGATACTGAAACAGGCGATCAAGATACCGGCGCGCATCCCCACGTGAGAATACGGCGCCAGGCAAGTCGGGACTGCCGAGTTTACTTCGTCCCTTAATCGCTTCCGCGATCTTGTCCTCGTCGCACGAAATGACAAAAACAACACCGAAGCCATTTTCCGAAGTATTAAACGGCAATTCGAGAAACGTGCGGATGGCGTCCAGACCGGTCACCATTTCCGGCGCCGACAGTCGATCGAGATCGTCGACGAAAACAACCAAGCGTTCGCACTTTCGACCGACGCCACGCCGGAATTCGGTGATCTGATTTGTAAGTAGGCGCTCATATTCTTCCGCCGAAGTTGCGGGCAATGAAATAGATGTCTGAGGTAAAAGCCATGCAGGTGATCGCATGCGTAGATCGACGACGGTTTTTCCGAGCCAACCAGTCAACGCTGTTGCAGCCACGAAAACGATGCCTATGGAGTATTGCTCCGTTAGGTCAGTCAGCCATACAAACAGCCAGGTAATCGCTATTGCTGCAACAAAGAGCAGCAAAAGAATGGTCGTCGAACCTATGAGTTGACCAAACGCCTCACCGAACCAATCTCTAAACGACCTCTTCTCGAGCGTAACCTTTTTAACCTGTTCGAAGAGCGCGCGACGCAGCGCGACCTCATCACCACCAAGTTGCTTAAAGGCCTCCCTCAAGAGTGCGCGCTTCAAGTCCTGCTCACCGCCGAAGCGCCATGCGTTGAAGGTGATGACATGGACGCGGTCGGATCGGCGGTTGCCAACAGCACCCGCCTTGTCGGATTTTAATTCGCGCCAGTACAGCGACTTGATCGAGCTTTTGCCGGTTCCCCAAGGTCCAAGCAGACCGATACTAAAAGGCGGCCTATTTGTGGGTGCCTCGATCAGATCTCTTAACGCGTCTGCAAAATCCTGGTGTCCGAACGCGTCCGCGCTACGATCATCAAGCTCTTTGTCGAGGATGCTAGGCATTCCCAGAGGCTGAGAAATGACTGTCTTTGAGTGGTCATTCATTGGAGCGCTGTTCGATGGAGGTGGGGCAATCAAAATATACTATTGCTCTTAGTGTTCACATTGAACAACCGTACTCTGCCGATAAGCATTCTGATCAGGGCCGCCGCGCGCCTTTTCTTGTCGTACCTTCGGTCGGCCCGGGACGTAATGCGTCAGCTCCGCTAGTCGTTAGGTGCAGCCTCCTGCGCACGAAATATCTGGTCATTTCTGCGACTGTGTCGCAAACACTACTATCGGCCCTTTCCCGGTCTGGTTCTGCTTCTGGGCAACGCTGCCGGGGGACGCGCGGGCCGATGAGGTGCACTGCGCAAATTCGGCTCGGATTCAGTGGTTCATGTAGGTCGATCGAATGACTTTCCGGCGCGGCGCAGTTTGTGCCGCCGTCGCTTGCGGCTTTTTGGCTTCCCGCGATGCGAAGGCCTCTTCCAGTCCCTTCACCTTCGCTCGCGAACAGATCGTCGGCGCCACCTTGCTCCGGCGCGGCATGGGCGAGAATGCGCACTGCCCATTTCGCGGGCGTGTAGCGGTCAAGCCCGAGGATGTAGGCCATCGCCCGATTGCCGCACCAGATGTCGAGCTGCTCATTCGCCTGACCTGGCCCTGTAATCGGCCCCATATATAGCACGGCAAAGAACTGGCGCTTGCCGTCGTCTCGCTCAGACCTCTCCGCCGCTCCCTAATCGAGAGTCATTCCAAAAACGCCTGCGCGCCAAGCTCGCGGCACACGTGAATCTGTCGCAGGCACACGCACGACAACATTACTTGACCCCAATGTTTTCCTAAGCGCTTCATTTTTTTGGAGAATTGCGGGGGTGGTGGCATGGTTCCGGTGGAGGGCGCCGCGCTGGCGCAATTGCAATCCTATCTCTTTCAGGCGGACGGCATCTTGATCGTCAGTTTGAAAGCTTGCGAAGGCAAAATACCCGACGCGGTGCAGAACGCACTTTGGGCAGCGGCGAGCTTGGTCGAACAGGCGCTGGCTGTTGCCGAGCACACGGCAGAATGCCGTGACGAAGTCTCCGACGGCGCTGGCATCTAGGGTGCTGGCAGCGCGCGGTAACGGCGACAGCGGGCGGCTGAGTCATTGTACAACTCTGGCGCACGAAACTGTTGAAGGCACAACCAATAGTCCTATACTCACAGGACCGGGAATGAGGGGGACCAATGAGCGCCGCCACACACATCCTGAACCTGATCTATAACAGCACCTATCTCCTCGCGCTGATCTTGGCCGCCGTCATTTTGGCTGGCCATGTTATCAGGGAGACCGCCCGCAACTGGGGCATAAGCTGGTCTGCCGGTGACGCCTGCCCGCACTGCGGCAAGCCGTTGTCGGCTGGGATTGGCCGTTCCTTAGCTACCCTCTGGCGAACGGTCCCTTGGCTACGTTGTGATGGATGGCCGAAGTGCGATTTCTCGACCCGCCGCGTTGACATCGCCAGACCGGCGGCGGGCAACGTCGTGAGCTTCAATCGTCGCAAGGGCCAAGAGATGCGCCAATAGCGGTTCATCGCATTGGAGAGCCATCTGTTGCAGCTGACTCAGCATCGATGCGCAATACTCGGGAACGAAGTTCGCGACCTTCTTTTGACTGTCCGCCATCTCCGGCCCCGCACCGTGAACCACAAATCTCGGTTGAGTGTTTGACGGAAACAACCAAAAAGGAAGTTCGCTCGCTCGCTAACCTTAACCGCTGGCCGGAATTTCATAAATTCGTTGCCAAACTGAAATTCAACAAAAAAAGGCCCAGAGGTTTTCACCCCCAGGCCCTGCGCGTTCTGAAAACAAACACGGCTTATTGCAGTTTGTTCGCCGGATCGGCCTTCGCCGCCGGCGGCTTGCCCGCGATACAATGGGCCTGCGCCCAATCGATATTCGCGCCGCCTTCCGCCGCCAGTTTATCGCGGTCGCCGTAATCCGATCCCGCCAGCGTGAAGAATTCGCCGCCGTCGAGCGACTTGGACAGATCGCCCTGCGCCGGCAGCTGCCCCGGCTTATTGGGGTACGGCAGATCGCACGGTCGCGTCGGCGGGGCTGGCGGAGACACATCGGGGGTCGGCTGGCCGCCGAATACATTCAAACCGCAGCCGCTCAGAAGGAGACAAAGAGAACCGGCCGCGCATAGCGTCCGAAAGCGTGACAACATTCGCATGTGCGATCTCCTGTTGTGTCGAAAGTTGCTTGGCGACAGTGCCCATGACGCCAAGCTTGGCGTTGAAATCGGCGAAGGCGTCTTTGGTGGCATCCGCGATGACGGTCTTCGTCTGTCCCTTGAAGATTTCGAGCGCCTGGGCGTTGCCCTTTGCCTCAGCTGCCAAGATGGCGTTGCCGCCATCCGCGCGGCCTTGCACATAGGCCCAACCGCTGAGGCCCACGACGAGTGCCAGGCCAAGCGCGAGTTGCTGCCAGCCTAACACGAACCAAGAAAGGATCGCCCTCATTTGCCGCTCCCCAAAAGCCGCTTCGCAAAGCCGCCAACCGCCTCAATCAGCGGCGCCGAGAGCTTTTCGAAAACGGTGTAGATAAAGGCGATCCCCAGGATCGAAAGCAGGATCGCGACGAAGAGGATCATATAGAGCAGCAAGGGATCATCGAGCGCGCGGCCCTGAATGCCGAACAGCACCAGCACGCCCGTCACCGCCAAAGCGGCAAGTGCCGGCACGCCGGCCAATTCCGACAGGGCCTTTGTGACGTTGAGCTTTCCGGCCCTCGGATCGCGCGAGCCGTCCGCCAAGGTCATGTCATGGGGGTAAAGCCAAAATGGCAAACGGGCGAAGGTGCCGAAGAAGGCCACGACGCAGGCGAGCGCGCCGTATTGGGCATACTCGGCGATGTTGAGGCGATAGTTCATTTTCCATTTTCCTTCGATCTGTAGAGAAGTGTCCGTCATGTCTCACGCCCCGCCGATGTCCGGCGTTCCTTTTGGGTACAAACCGGCCCAAGCCGCGCAACTTTTGGGGCCGTAGGTCCACATCACGGCGTGCGCGCTATCGACCGGATGGGTATCGACATGGATTGCCGACAGCATCAGACCGAACCGCCGAAACCCTGCATCACGCGCGAGCGCCAAAACGCTCCCCCGCGCATACACTCCCAGCTCAATGTCAAAGGCGAGTAGCCGATGAACCGAATGCGTCGCTCCGCCGACTTGGCGATTGCGCCGCTCGCAGCGATGGCCGCTGCTGATCCGTAAGGGACCGCCGATAAGCCCGCGCAACTTTTGCAGCGCATCGAGGGCCTCGGGGTCGAGATAGACTTCGCCGCAGCATCGGCAAGCGATCTCCGCCGGCGTGAAATTCGGCCAGCGCGCCGCATCCCACGAAACCCCGGCAATGGGGCCGCAGTAGTTGGCCATGTAGTCCTCCCTGGGTTTTTCTTACGCGATGCGCGCGCCGTAGAAGACCGAGTCGGCCGACGCGACGTAGCCATCGTTGGTTTCCATAAAGGCGAAGACTTCGATGTAGTCGTTGGCGACGAGCTTCAGCACGGTTTGGGTTTCGACCCGTGTTCGGAGCGTGACGACGGTCCCCCACGATTCAACGGCCGTCTGTGTCAAGGCTGCACCATTCTTGTATACCGCCCCTTGGATGGAGGCTGGCACGGTGGAATTGGCCTTGAACCGCCATTTCATGCCAATGAGATAATAGCCAGCGATTGGCGCGACAAATCTATTGTTTGTCGCATTGAAGGCGTTCTGGTCGTTATGATTGGTGCTGTTGAACGCCACCTTGGTCCAAGCATTTGCGGCAACGTAGTTGTCGTAATTGGTGACCGCCTCGAACTTTGCACCCTGAGTGTGGTCGACCGCTCCCGTATCCTTGCTCACCACAAAGCCGATTTTGAAAGTCGAGCCGTCTGGCGAGGTCTTGACCGTAAAGTTGTCATCGCCCAGGAGGCCGAACAGTGCGCGCGTACTAAAGTTCGTCTGGAAGGTGAAACGCGCATCGTTGGCCGATGCCTGTTTGCTGAGCGTGACATTCAGTGTGCCACTTCCATTCGAGAGCAGCATGCTCGAAATGTTCATCGAAACCGGATTGTTGCTGTCCGGTATCGCGCCACCGACACCTAGCTTGCCGGGCAACAGCATGTCGCCCAACCAGGCGCCATTCACGTACACCAGCGATGCCCCGTTGCTGGCGAGGTAGGCTCTCAGCCCATTGAACGGCGCGAAGAACCGCCATGCACCGTCCATACAATAGGCTACCTTGTAGGCGTAGCCGACCCAGGCGCCAGTAGGGACGCCTCCTACCACATAAGTATCCCCGTCGACGGGAGAACTGGGCGGCGTGTTGACAAATTGCCCAAGCAAATAGAGATCGGTGAGGGCATCGATCTCGATAAGATCATCGTTGACGGTGACGTGCTTCTGCGATTGCGCCTGTTGAAGCTGCGACAGCGCAAGGCGCGGTGTGACGGAACCCATGGTTCACCTCGTCCAGAGAGATTCGCGAACGCCCTGCCCTCGCCCGAACACGGGCGAGAGCTGGTAGACTTTCACAATGAGAGGGTTTGGGATGGTGCCGCCGAAATCCGTCGTTTGCTGTGTGGCGCTATAGACCGCTGTTGCAGAGGACAGCGACGTGAAAGTGCGGACAACTGCCGTGCCAGTCCCATTCAGGATTTCGAAATCGTAGGCTTCATTGGATTCTGTTAGCGGAATTTCGGCTTGGTCCCAGCTGTCAGATGCCGGATTGCGGTCCCGTCGCTTCCACGAGATCGTGAGATTGGCTGTCCCGTTCCAGGAAAAACGGACGTGACATGGCGCGTACGGACGAAGTCCGATACCTCTGAATTGGTAGGTCGTCTTCTGATACGAGCTATCCGATAAGGGCTTCCCCGATGGGCCCCACATCCAAGAGAACGGAAAGCTAATTTGGGATTGGGCGAGAGAAGCCTGCGTGAGCGTGTCGTCGATAACGACAACGCGCGCGCCTGCCGCAACGGGCGAGCGCATCTCGCCTTCGCTGCCCATCTGTCCGCGAAGGAGCTTGCTAAGAAGGTACTGCCTGTCGCCGACCAGCGCCGCGTTCGCGAATTGCAGAACTTCCCACCCACCATCAGCATTTTGAACGGCGATCGCATTCGCCCCGTTCAACACCGTAATCTCGTCGACGGAAGACAACGTCCCACTGTAGAGCTGGACATAAAGACTGTTTATGCGGTCCCAGCGAGCCGTCGGACCCGAATATAAGTCGTACATCGTCGTGCCGACGCGCGACGCCTTGGTGATCGTGGTGTCGAGCTGGTAGTTCGAGTCCGTGGCGCTTTTCAGCACATAGAGTTTGCCCGGCCAGGGATCGGCATAGACGGCGATGTGGGGTGCCCAGGCGCGGGCAAAATCGGTATCCGTCAGGGCCGGAATATCCATGAAGACCGCGAGCGCGCGCCCCGGTGCTGCGGGCGTCACGCCGGCGCCGCCGGATAGTCGCGCGGGGCCGGTCAAATCCTCATAGATCGACGGATCGGTCAGCACCGATTGGATCGCCCGCGATGTCGTGTCGTCGATTTGGCTGATCCGCACCCGCCGCAAACGACCGCCGGCGGTCACCTGCAGATCATCGCCGGGATCGTATGCGAGATGGCGTGGTGCCAGCGCAAAGGTGCCCGTCTCGCGCGTGATCCAGGTTTCTTGCAACAGCCGATCGCCGACACCCACCGCCTGCGAGCGGTCCATCACCAGCGGCACGCTATTGTCCATCACCTTGTTGGAATTGCCGACCAGGCGCTTCGCCGTATAGGTGCTGTTCTGATAGCTATTACCGGCGTCGATATAGGTAATGCGGGAGGTCACCGGCAGATCGTCGTCTTGGGCGCGAGCGAAGTTGTAGGCGTCGTCGGGATTGCCGTCCGGGTCGATGACAAAGTCGCCCGCATTGATCGCAGGCGCCACCGGCCTGCCCCGCATCAGGAAGCGGATTTGCCCCTGGGTCTCGACCCCATCGAAAAAATACACGGCCATCAAAGGCGTGAGCTGATCGCGCGCGCTCATGGGCGTATTGCGCACGAAGCCGGTCACCAGCCCAGCCAAATCCGAAACGTCATAGGCGAAGAATTTAGACTCGTCGCAGATTTCCGCCACGAGGTCGGACAGCAAAATACAGCCGACACGTCCATTCAGCCAATGGCCAAGCTCGTAGTTAGGCGTGTCGCCCCACAAATCGGAGCGCAACGGGAAAAACGGGAACGGGCGGGCATCCCAGCACCATGCGGCAATCGTCGCCGTGTCCACCATCGTGCCGCTATAGACAGTCGATGTTGGATTATTGGTCGGGGAAGCCCAGAAATTCAGGTGCGCTTCGAGGAAGGCACGCTGCATCAGGTCGTCGCGCTGACCGTTGGAATAATACGGCAAAGCGCTTTCCGACGATTTCGGATCATAGAAGACGTTGGGCTCGTTGGCGCCTTTGTCGACGGCCGGGCATCCCAGCTCGGTAAAGCGGATGGGCTTGGATTGCGGCACCCAGGCCGTATGCGATCCCGATTCCGTGCCGCTGACACGGTCGTAGTGGAAATTGCTCCACCAATTCCAGATGTCCTTGGCGCGCCAGACCCACGGCTTGCTATAGGTCGCGTCGGCAATCGCCGTGCGGGTTTGGGCATCACGCGCGGCTTGCGAGGCATAGTACCAGTCGTAATCCTCGCCGCCCCGGATATTGCGCTGGAGATAGTCGCGATCGCGCGGCGATGTCGGGCCGTTCACGCTGTCATAGTCGAGATGGGCGATGCCGTCGCGCCAATCGGCCAGCGGCATGTAGTTGTCGATACCGATAAAATCGATGCTCGAATCCGACCACAGCGGATCGAGGTTGAATTGCACCGCGCTGGCGGCGTCGCCCGTCTGGTGATTGTTGTACTCAGACCAGTCCGCCGCATAGCCGACTTTGCACGTCGACCCGACAATCGCTTTCACGTCGGCGGCGAGTTGCTTCAGGGCGGCCACGGCGGGATAGGTGGCGGCCGCGCTGCGCGATTGGGTAAGCCCGCGCAATTCCGATCCGATCAGAAAGGCATCCACGCCCCCTGCGGCCACGCACAACTTGGCATAATGCAAGATCATGCGGCGATAGCCCCAATCGCTGCCGCCCGTCCAGCTGACCGTGGTGCCGCTGACAGCGAAATTCGAAGCTGCGGCCGTGCCAAAGAAAGCCGTGATCTGGGTGGCTCCGGCTGACGTTTTGTCGACCGTTCCGGTATAGCCCGGCGCCGGGCTGACCGTGATCCGCCCGCGCCAGGGATAGGCCGCTTGGCCCGCCGTGGCCGCATTGTTCGAATAGGGATTGGGCAAGCTATTGCCTGCGGGCACATCCATGAGGATGAAGGGATAGAAGGTGATTTTGAGGCCGCGCGACTTAAGGTCGGCGATCGCTGCGACCACACATTCATCCGTGGGCGTGCCACCATAGGCCGGTCTATCGTCACGCAAGCTGACGAGATAAGCATTCGCCCGCGCCACGCCGTTGACCGTCCAATTTTCGGGATAGGTGTTGCGCACCACTTGCTCCACGCCGGGGCGCACCGTGCAATTACCGGCGCGCAGATCGGTCCCGAACCACCCCACCACAAGGCTGACCGCCTTCAGATTGGGGACGAGCGCCTGCAACTCATCGACCGACGCTGTGTAATCGGCGACGCCTGCGGTGTTGTTGGCATTGAGCTGGGTCGTGGTTCCGGCCCGGTCATCTTCCGTCACCGCCACCGGGGCATAGACAAACTCGCCGGCGCCGGGGATCAGATTGACGGACGGCAAAAGATATTCGAGCGAGTCGACGTGCGACGACGAAATCGAGCGCACCAATTCCACCTGAAACTGTGGAATGCGGTTGCCGAATGCCGTCAATTCGAGGTCCTCGAAGACGAGATAGCAGAGGCCGCGATAGGCTGGCGTGTTGCCGGCGCCTTCGATTTCCTCGATCAAAGGATCTGCTGTTTGGCTGTCGGTGCCGTGATAAAAGCGGATCGTGCAGGTCGAGACATCGAGCAAATTGCCGTCGGCCCAGATGCGCCCAAGCTTCGGCACCACGCCCTCGCAGAGCCCAACCGCGACGGAAATCGAATAGCTGTAGTTGGTGACTTCTGGCCCGCCGAAGCCCTTGCCGCCGGTGGTCGATTCCTTTTCCTTGAACCGCGTCGCCCAGATGACATTACCCGAGATGCGGCAATAGCCGTCGACACGCGGGATCGCGGCACCTTCTGTTGATGTCTGGATCGAAACATCGGTCAGGCGCGGGCCGGTCGAATGCTGCATCGAAGACAGCAAATAGCTGTCGACAATGCCGCCGACGGCGCTGCCCACGGTGGCGCCGATCGATGCGGCAGTCATGCCAAGGACGGTGCCCCCGATTTGGCCACCAATCCAGGAACCGGCGATAGACAGAACGAGCGAGGCCATTAGGGCACCTCAAACGCAAAGGCCACCTTGCGGCGCCAGGTCATCGTGAAAGGCTCTTCGCTGACCCGCTTGTTCTGGCGGGCGTGAATAAGGCTCGACACGCCGTCCTTTTTCGCGAGGATGCCGCAATGTTTGGCGGGGCCGTCTTGGATCATGCGAAAGAGCACGATGGTGCCGGGATTGGCTTCGGCGCCCGAGCGGATTGGATCGACGGGAATTTCGCGTAAGTAACGCGCCAGCGTTTCATACATCGTCTCGCGCCCTGTGGCCTCTGCCCAATCCGGCGAATAGGGCGGCAAGGCTTCGGGCTCCGGCCCGACTTCTTCGCGCCAGACGCCGCGCAGAAGGCCCAGGCAGTCGCAGCCGATGCCCTTCAGGCTGGCTTGGTGGATGTAGGGCGTGCCGATCCAACCGCGCGCGGCGGTGACCAGGACGACAGGATCAGTTGCCATAGCGCGAGCCTCCATCGAGCGCCTGCGTCGAGCTGGGATAGCTGATCGAGGTGTCGTTGCCAGGGATGTAGGGAAAACCCCGGAAATTGGCCGCGTTGGCGAATTTGGCTTTGCAGGTGGCGAAGGTCTTGTCGCAGCCCACCGTGACGGTGAAGGTGTCCCCGGCCTCGACGTCTTGCGGCATCGGTTGCCACAGCGCGAAGACGCCAGCCGAAGCGCCCTTGCTGTAGCGCTTGACCTCCATGGAAAGACCGGCATTGGCGCCCGTGACCCAGGTCAGCTTGCCGCCCGTGAACCACGTATCCGCAAACGCCGAAAGGCCAGACGCCGAGAAGCGCCTAGCATCGAGCACACTGGTGATGGTCCCGGCACCCTTATAGGCCGGCAGATTGCAGTTGATCCCGCACCGGCTGTCGCCCACATCGGCGTCGCAGTCATAGGCATAGGCGCGCCCCACCGTGGCGGTGAGTTTTTGGGCCATGCCGCGCACTTCGGCCTGAAACGCCACCTTACCGCGCTTGACCTCGCCGATCGTGCCCTTGCGCATCATCACGCGCTGGGTCGGATTGGCCCAATTCACGCGCCAAATCTCGATGTCTGCACCGTCATAGACACCGGCCGAAAGATCAGCGTCGGTCAGATTGTCGGCACTCAGCGCCCCAGCCACGTCGAGATTGTCGACGGCAAGGCCGATACCGGATTGGATTTGCGAGGCCGAGAAACCGCTTGCCGCCGCGTATGTCACGCCGCCAACGGGCACGTCGACATCGTGATCTGTGAAGCCCCGCACGACACCATCTTTGCGGGTAAGTTTCCAGCACCAGCAAAGCGTGGTGACGACTTGATCGATATGCGCGGCAAACCCCGCGTCGAGCGTCTTCATTCCGGCACCTCGACAAGGTCGATCTGTGACACTGTTTGCTGGTCGTAGTTTTCAACCTGGATCGGCAAATGATCCATGTCGAAGCGCACCGGAACGCTGAATTGAAATGTCGCCGTCGGCGTCGCTGCCGGCGACGCCGAGAAGGTCACCAGTCCCGTCAGATAGTCGATGGAAGCCGGGGTCACGATCGAGCCGTTGACCTTGATAACGACGCTGCCGTTGACTGGCTTGGTGATGGTGCGCACATGCTGGCCGCCGCCAAGGCTATAGCGCTTGACCAGCTGAAAGACCGTCGTGGTGGATGACACCATTTGCTGGTCCGTCGCGTCATAGTCCGCCCAATCTTTGAAGGGGAAGGAATAGGCCCGCCCCATCGCGACGCGGAAATGGGCAATGACCGCCGCCATTTGGGCGCGGGTGCGAATGCCGGTGCCGATGTTGAATTTGCACTTGGCTTGTTCCCAACAGACGTTGCGCTGCTCTTCGCCGGAACCCAACGTCACGATGTCGGTCAAAAAGCTCGGCCCGCCGGTCGCGCCCCGAGCCACGGCGTCGGGAAAGGCGACATTGATAAAGGGTGTCGTCATCGCCTCACATCCTCGCCGCTGCCGCGCGGATGCCGCGGACCAAGGATGTCAACGCCTGCCCTTTGCTGGCTTGGAAGGCGCGCGGGTTCGGCGTCTGGATATATTGATTGACGGTCAGTGGCCCGCCATTGCCACCATTGTAGCGGCGGGTTTCATCGCGGTTCAGCACCCGCTCTCCCGTCTGGGCGACGATCACGCGCTCATCCGGCTTGAGGTAAAGGCCGTCATGCGCACGCGGTGCGAAGCGCACGACATTGACAGGCAACATGCGATTGTCGTTTGCCGTCCCAATCATGCCGCCAAGATGATGAACGTCGGCCAGCACAAGCCCCCTGGTGCCGGTCACGGACACACTCTCATCCGCCGTGCCGCCGAACAAAGAACCGAGAACGCCGCCCATGCTGTCCCAAGTCGGCAAATTGGACCCGGTCAGCATGTTCTTTAGCGGATTGATCATCGCCAGTTTGATGATCTCGCTCTCGATGTCCTTGACGGCGCTGAGACCGGCCTGGGCGAAGCTGTTCCAATCGTACTTTCCCTGCACAATGAAATCGGACCAAGTGCTCGCGACACTGTCGAAGGTGCTTTCCAATTCGCCGCGCGAGGCATTGGCAAGTTGGAGTTGTTGATTGAGCCGCTCGATCTCCCCGGCATTGGCGATGATCTGCTTGCCTTCGGTGCCATTGATAGCGATGCCTTGCTGCAAGAGTTGCTGCTTGGTGCGCAGCTGCGCCAATTCAACGGCCCGCTCGTTCGCGCTCTCGCCCTGCAAGGCAAGCTCGCGCTTAACGAGGTCGACTTGATCGCTTTGGCTGGACAGCGTGCGGAGGGCTTGGTTGCGCCGGGCCTCGTCGTTGTCGTTGGCATAGGCGGCCGGCAGCTTGTCGATAACTTTCTGCAGCGCGTTCGCCTCTGCCGTATAGCCCTGCGACAGTGCCAACGCCTTGGCGATGCGAAGGTTCGCCAGCGCGACTTCGATCTGCATCTGCTCGTTGGCATCACCGATGGCCAGCGTGCCGTTGGCGAGCGCGTCATTGACCTTCCTTTGGGCGTCGGTATGGCGGCCGAGCTGGTCGACCTGTTTGGCGCCTGTCGCATAATCCTGCGCGATCTCTTCGCGGAGCAATTGGCGGGTGCGCGTTTCAACATTGACGCCGTCTCGGAAGGCCTCGGCAACGGCCTTCGCGCGCGCTTCCGCCACCATGCCGGCGGCGGCGCTTTGCAGATAGGCGTCGCCCGTGGCAAGCGCGGATTTCGTGTTGCGGTCGAGTTCGATTGTTTGGGATGCGATTTCGCGCGTCGCGGTGGCATAAACCTTCGCTGACGCGGCTTGGGCCTCGCGCTCTACCTCAGCGGCGGTGAGCACTTTGCCAGAGGTCTCAAGACGCGAGCGGCGCGCCGCATCCTGCGCCCGTTCGGCGACCGTGAAATGCTGCATCGCCTCGATTTCGAGCCTGTCCGCCGTTTCCGCCCGTTCCGCTGGATTGAGATAACTTGCCTTTGCGGATGTCAGCGCGTCCTGGGCCTGCCGGGCCTGCTCCATCGTCACGCCAAGAAGCTTCATGGCATCTGAGTTTTCAAGAAGCTTATCGACAAGCACCCTACTGTTCGAAAGGTCGAACTCGTCCTGGAAGCCGGGAATGGCGCTACGAACCACCGGCCCTGCCACGTTGGATAAGGTCTGCGCGTTCTGGCGCGCGCGATCGGTGGCGGATTTTTGGGCCGAGGCGGCGAGCGCTGCGGCATTGTCCGTGTCGAACTGCAGCAACTCGCGTTGGTAGACAGCCGGGTCGAGGTTCGACTGCTTCATAGCGTCGATCTGGGC